TCAACAACCCGTGCTCGTTCCTCATTCTGACGAATCGGACAACGAGCGGCGACCCGATCTTCTTCACATTTGGTGACCCCACCAAAGGTATTCCTAATCCGACCGTCAACGGCGACGACTGCTATGTCGTAGCCATCGGCATGACCTTGTCCATTCCGGGTGACGGCACCGCACCGATCCTCAAACTGATTTCTAATGGGGCGCAGAACTACAGCGCAATGGTGATCTGATGAACCGTTCCGAACTCCGCACCGCCGTCAAAGACCGTCTGGCTATCCCGTCATCGGGCGACGGCCTCATCACCGACACGTTCGTCAACACCAGCCTCAACGACGCCCTGAACCGCATTTCTGCGGAACGAGACTGGTGGTGGCTCGCAGCGACCGCCACCCTTACCTTCGACACGGTGAACGGCGCAGCAACCCTCCCGTCGGACTTCATGCGCGCCAACAAACTGGTTATCAACGACGCTCTCGCAGAACCAATCCCTCTCGAGGATTTCCTTGACCCTGAGAACACCGAGTCGTCCTACGGTTGGGTGATCTACGGATCGCAGGTCAAGATCACGCCGATTCCGTCGTCGTCCACGACCGGCACGTTCTACTACTTCCGTAACGAGCCATCGCTCTCGAGCGACTCGTCAACACCGCTTCTGCCGGTCGCCTACCACTATGCGGTCGTTGCTTACGCTTCGTTCCTTTGCTGTGCCCGCCGCCAAGATGAACAGCGAGCCAGCCTCTACATGCAGGAGTACGGCAACTGGATGCGAACCTTGAGCGACGACAACCGGACAACGATCAACAAGCGCATCAAGTTCAACCGAGCCAACGACTACGCCTCCTGGGAGTAGACGATGGGTGCTTTCCAGATCACTTACGACGACTTCACCGGCGGCCATTACATGGGCGACCGCGTCAACAACCAGCCCGCGAACACCTGGAAGGGAAGTCAAGTCGTTTTGCACCCTCGAGGGGACATCATGCCGATGACCCCCTACAGCGACTACTACACATTTAGCGGCGCAACAATTTCCGAGGTTGGGATCTTTGACCAATGGATGGTCGGAGGAACTTGCTACACCTTCGTAACATGGAAAAGCACCACAGCGGTCTACTACCCGCGCATGCTCAAAAAAGACTTTGATAGTCCAGCAAGTTCAATCAGCGCATACGATAGTGCAGGTCGAAACTTTCAAGGTCTAGTTGCATACGATCCAACAAACACTTGTTTCTACTTTGCGTATGACGGCAACATCGGAAAAATCACTACAAGCGGCACAGCATCAAATGTTTCAACTGCTCTAGCCGCCACGACCGACGTCAACAATGTGGCTATCGCCGGATACCGGCTTCTCGCCTGGGCGACGCCGTTCTGCTTCAATACCGGCAACAACGACTCCAAACTGTATTATTCAGACACAACTCGAACCACGTTTGCTACCACCGATTACTACGAATTTGCCGGTTCAATCCGTGCTGTCTACCCTCGCACAAACGACATTCTCGTAGTCACCAACGAGGGCGTCTACTCAATGGTTGGCGTCTTGGGCCAGTCCATCACGATTCAGCGACTACTTGCTACAAACGATACTGCAGAGGGTATGCGTTACGCTGCTCCAATCGGTCGCAGCCTAATCTTCGGTGACTCCGTACAAGAAGGAACCATTGACGGGAATCTGTACGAACTATCGGGAGCAACCGTTAGGTCTATTGCCTCATTTGATAACGATGTCATTCTGGACAACTACAACGCAGGTGACGACAACCTTGTTGTTCAAAACGCAGGCAACGGCCGTATCGTTGCGGCGTTCAGAACCGGCCATGTTTATGTGTCGGACATGAATGGCACATGGTCACGACTGCAAAGCTTGTCAACGTATGACACGGGTCTAAACAAAATTGCTATTTCACGATCGAGTATTGACGCAAGAAACGAATACTTTGTAATTACACGATCAGCGTCGCCAGTTGCAATGATCTCTCTGACACGTTTTCCAATGCATGCGCCGTTCCCCGTGAAGTCGGGCTACAAATGGGGCACTACGAATACCAGTTCTACAACTGGTCCCACCGGAACGGTCACCCTTTCTGAGTATTGGCATAACAAACCATTCGTTGTCAAAGAAGTCCTGACCGAATGGCTCATTGACGACAAAACCAAAACTTATGTGACTGGAACAGCAGGCGTTACCGCGACCGTGACGCCGCTCGGTTGCGTCGATGTCACGCCAGCAAACGTGCCAAGCCTTACTACATCAGCCAAAACAGACAGCGTTACCATCTCGACGTTGACTACCGGCTGGCCCATTCGAGTTATCAGCAGACTTCGAGTGGACAACGCAAACAAGGGCTACGGCATGAGCCTTCAAATGTCATTGGAGTCTTGCCGTCTCCGGCGAGTCGTCGTCACCTGCGAGGACTAATGCCCGAATTCATCTACCAAATTCGGGGCACCGACCTGACCGACATCTCGACCCGCACCCGTGACCTCTTGGATTTGCGCGACTACGACCTCGAGAACGAACTTCGTATCTCCATGCCAGTCGGCGGCATGATCCGCTGGCACTCCGGTGTCGCCCTCCCCGACGGCTGGCTATCTGCCAACGGCGCCTCGCTGGACACCGTTACCTACTCAGCCCTGTTCAGCGTCATTGGGTACACTTACGGGGGTTCGGGTTCAAGTTTCACCCTTCCAACGGTCACAAACTTCATTATCCGCTACTAAGGAGGCGAGCCATGACTATCCCCCCGGCGCTCGCCCAACCATCCGTCTCCCAAGCCCCCATCGAGACAACCGACCCGAACGCCGTTTCCAAAACGATCCTTGACGCCAAAGGCGACCTCATTGTCGCCACCGCAGCCGACACCCCCGCTCGGCTTCCCGTCGGCACCAACAACTATGTTCTGACCGCCGACTCAACACAAACAACCGGCATCAAATGGGCACCCGACCCCACCGCTGCCTCGTTCGACGCTAAAGGTGATCTGCTGGTCGGAACCGGCAACGACACCTACACCGCCCTGCCGGTAGGCACCAACGGGCAGGTTCTCGTCGCAGACTCGGCGCAGGCATCCGGCATCAAATGGTCGTCCAGCACCGACCCGAACTCGATCAACAAAGCCATTATTGACGCCAAAGGTGACCTGATCGCAGGGCAAGCCGACGACACCCCCGCCCGACTCGGGATCGGCACCAACGGACAGTATCTGATCGCAGATTCGGCTCAGACATTGGGCATGAAGTGGGCTGACCCGGACATTACGCTCGGCACCCAAACCACCGGTAACTATGTTGCGAGCGTCAGCGGAGGCACCGGAGTCACCGTCACAGGCGGTACAGGCGAAGGCTCTACCCCGAGCGTCGCTATCGGCCAGTCAGTCGGCACCGGCGACACCGTCGCTTTCGGCGGGCTGAACGTCGACTCCGGCACCCTCTACGTTGACTCCACCAACAACCGGATTGGCATCAACAACACCACCCCGGCATACAGCCTCGATGTCACCGGCGACGGGCATTTCACCAGCAACCTGACGGTTGACGGCACCCTGTACGCCCCACACATTCACGGCGACCTCGCAGGACTGGTCTACTTCCACATCAAAAACACGACCGCCTCAACAATCACGAACGGCACCCCGATCTACATCACCGGTACTGTCGGCTCAACACAGGTGTGCGAAGTCGCTCCCGCTGACGCCTCTAACGCAGCCAAGATGCCTGCTATCGGCATCGTGGACGGCGACATTCTTGCTGGCGCCAACGGTCATGCTGTCATCGTCGGTGACCTCGATTCGCAGAACACAGCCGCTTACAGCATCAACCAGCCGTTGTATGTTGCTTCCGGTGGTGGGGTGACTGGCACCCGACCAACCGGTGCTTCGGACGTCATTCAGATCGTCGGTCATGTCAGCCGAGTGAACACCAACACCGGTGGCATCGTCGTCGCTTGCGGCCCGTCAGCCACCACCCCGAACACGATCAGCGTGTCCGGCAACATCTCAACCACCGCAGGCTATTTCG